CGTCTTCATAATCCGATTTATTGAGTTTGGCGGCTTTGGTTGCAACAGCTGCTGCCGTGCCGGTTTGAGCTGTAGCTGAGCCTGCCGTACTTACCTGATGGATGTGGTTGTTGAAAGCATCCACCAGAGCGTTTATCTTGTTTGTCAACTCCTTTATCTTTATCAGTCCGCCATTTTTACCTCCGTTGATGACGATTTCGGTATCGGTGTCTATCAGTACCTTATCCGCCTTTTCGCACATAATAATAGCGTACTCGTCAGAGCCCTCAACAGCTATCATTAACACCTGCGAACCGTCGGCAGGAATAACAACAACGCCCTTATCTCCTCCCGTGATGCACTGCAGCCGTACATCGTAATAAGGCACACCGTCGTCCGTAACGGTGCATGTTCGTTCCTTTTCGTCTATGTCGGTAGCCGTGCCCAATATGGTAACGGCTCTCGACGACGCGAGTTCCGCAAGTCCTTTCCTTATGTCACTGTAATCTGCCATTTACTTTAATATTTTATCCACCTCTTTTTTTATTACCTCTTTTATCTTTTCGGTCAACTCTGCACTATCTCCTATAAACTGTCTCCGCGGTATTGTTACGTTGCGGTTCTTGCCGGCTGTGGTAGTACCCTCGTTGTGGGCAGCAGCATAGGGCGTTCGATTTTCTATCTTTACACCTCCCTTTTGAGGGATATCTTTGGTGTTGTTATATAGATGGTTTCTCGATGACATTAGCGTTTTGTTCTTTTTATCGCCGTACTTTGATGAAAGTCGTTTAGCCGGCTTCCACTCTTGAAGCCCATTATCTACAAAACCCCCTTTAAGAAAATTCTCCCTAAAATGCTTCTTGGCGACCGCTCCTACCTTTATAGGCAGCGTGCGGTCGGTCAGTATCCGTATCTCTGCTGCCTGCTTCGTTATCATCCTTGCGAACTGTTCCGGTGTCATTGTTGCCATAGGAGTCTCTATTTATGAGGAGAGTATACGGAATGTTGCCGGCTTGCGATTGTAGACACGGTAGTTGTCTACAATCCTGTGGTCGACTACTTCTCCCGACCAAGTAAGTTCTATACCTGCACTCAAAGGGGCGCCAATGTCCATATTATTTTCGACGGCTATCTCGTAAGCCATGCCGGCGTCGCCTGTGTATATGAGGGCTATGTCGAGAAAAGATTGGTTGTTTTCAGGGAATATTTTCATCTTAGAATGCTCGTTTGTTTCTTTTTGTTTGTATTACTTCGTATGAGTCGGCAGAATCGGTTATCTCCATCTCGCGGAGTACGATGACACCGCCTTCGACCATATCCGGTCCGTCGAGCTTCTTTTGCTTGCGGCTTGCGTTGCGAAATTGTGCCTTGAGTCGCTTCATGTGAGGGTCGTCGGCTTCGTCTATGTTGAATATCAAATGCCCAAGCCTGTTTATAGGTTCGAGTGTACCCTCGATACGGCTCCACTTCTCGGGCTTTTGGCGGGTATCGGGCGTAATGGGTAAGAACACACCGGTTGCTACCGCCTGCGAGTATATAAGGGGCAATAACACCTGTTCGTAGAATGGGTCTTGCAAAGTATTGTTTTCGACAAACACCCTTACATTATCGGCTCCGTTTGCCTTTGCCCACGAGTAGAACTCAAACAAATAGTCTATAAACTTTGCGTTGCTCATCGTGTCGCAGGCACAGCGTGCAATGTAGTAGTCCATACCTTTCTTAAGGATAACTCCGATAGCTTTATCGGAGCCGCTCGTCTTGTCCTTATTGCTTGTAGAGGGGTCGGCGTAGATGACGACTGCACAGGAGCGGATGTCCGGTATCTTGCCGTCTTTTAAACTGCGGAAAGTGTCGCCTCCGTCCATCGGGTTGTTAAAGTACTCCTTTTGTGCCGATTCGTAGCTTATCTTAGACAAGACGCGGTCGATATACTCCTCGTTGTTCTTCTGCGGCCACGTAGATTTACCCCTATTGTCGCGGATATTGACTATCTCGAAGTAGTCGGCGTTTTCCTCGAGCATCTTAACTGTGCTATGTTCGCCGATGATATTGCCGTTGACAAGCACACGGAGAGGCTTGGATATGGAACGAGTGGCATATAGAGCCTCCATTATCCATTTGTATTTGTTCTTTTGAATATCTTCGTTACGCACCTCCTCGTCGGTGTCGATATCGTCTATCAGGATAAAGTCCGGCCGGATATTTTCGTTACGCGCACCACGCGGCGACTGCCCGGCTCCGAAGATATAGAATGCACAGCCCTTTTTAATCTTGAAAGCCTTTGTGTCCCACTGCCCGAATGTTTGTTGTTCGCCGTAATCATTTATCAACCTTTGGTTGCTTTCGAAGCAAGCCTTGAATGGCATTATCAGTTTAGTGGCACTATCGAGGTTGGCGGAAGCGAGTATTACAAGTTTAATCTTGCCTGTCATAGCAAGGTATATCACCTCCATCATCGAGCGGGCAGACTTGGCAAGCTCACGAGACCAGGCACGCACCTCAAACCATTCCGCATTGGCGATAATGCGTTTTGTTGCCTCTTTATGAAATGGTGCAGGCTCGGATGTACAGTAGTTCGGGAAGTAGTATCGGAACCAATCCTCAGGCGATGCTTCGAGCCGCTTGATACGCTTTGCCTTCTCAATAGAGGTCTCGTTGACGTTGGCGACAGTTACACGTCGGAAGCTCTCGACGAACGCCTTGTACTCTTTTACTATGTCTACATCGGATGCTTTACCTATTTTACGCTGTGCCATTTTTGCTTTTCGATTAAGTGGTCTATAAACAGCTCAAGCATATCATTTACACGCTTGGCGAACGTAAGGTCGGGGTCTTCGTCCTGCGTTATGTCGCGGCAGAACATCGTAAAGTCTCGGGCTATTATCGACGCTTCGGCTATGTTGTACTTGCTTTCGAGCTCCGATATATCCTTTATTATTTTGCGGCGTATGTCCGCCTCTTTTGACGTTGGGAATCGTTCGCCTTCGGGGCGGCTTTTGATAGATGCACCCAGAGCTGCCAATTCGTCGTATAGTTCGCTCAGGCGTTCCGATTTGGAGTTTACAAGGTTCTTCCGGATAATATCCCAGTTCTCCTCTTTAGCCCAACGGCTGACAGATACCTTCGATACGCCGAGTTTGTCTGCTATCTCTGTTTGCGGCAAGCCTTGCATAAATAAGGTTTTGGCAACCTCCCGGAGTTTCGTTTGTTTCTTTTGTCCCATGCGTTATAGCTCGTTTGAATATTTCACCGAAAATAGCTTGCTGACCATTTTATATTTCTCTACCAGAGCAAATATCGTATTGCTCTTTTGTACGACAGGTATGCCTTGTATAACAGGTATTACAACTATAAAGTCTGTGTCGTACCCGTTATAATGAGTGTCGTCCACAAAGAACGTGCTGTCCGTAAAGTGGAAGTCTTTTTTGTCCGTCTCCCGAAAAAAGAACTCGCCCTCCACAACAAGAGGTTCGGCGATATAAATACGCCGTACACCCGTCAAATGATAATAATCGTTGAGAGCCTTCTCGAGATAGCACACCTGTGGGGTAATGGACATTTCGTACATCTGCCGCTCTACCCATTTGTTGACCCTGTATTCATACTCATTGAGTAAGTCTCCGAACTTATTCATCAACAATATCAATGTGCCTTTACCTATTCGTCGCAGGCACGCCAGTCGCATCACTTGCCTGAAATTCATCTTCTTTTTAAAACAAATCGTTTAACTAAGCCGAACACAATAAGAATCAAAAACAACGCTCCCGCCCACATCAGGGAACTCTGCCACCAGGCAAGACCTCTCTTTTCCGCCGTCTTCGATGTTGCCGACAGCTCCGATTTAAGCTGCTTCATCTGTGCGGTGACAACGCTGTCTATTTGTTGTACGGTAACACCCTGATACACGTAAGTATCACCTTGTTTGGCTACCTCTTTGCCACCGTTGCGGGAGGTAGTCTGTTCGACTACACTAATCAAACGTCCCAAGCTATCGAACTTTTGCTCACGATAGCCTATACTCTCGTTCATCCACTCCGCAAGCTGCTCCTTTGTCTTGCTCATTGTTTCGGTTACCTTGTCGAGCCTCGTGCGTTGCGTCCGTAGCTCATCGGTTATCTCTGAAAAATCTGTCCGTGCCTCTATCTGTGTCTTAGCCGTCTTTTTTGTAGGGACACAGCCGCATATCAACAGTGCCGCCAACACGGCAACAACAAAACGTATCCTTTTCATAGTGCGAAATTACCTCCAATCCCGCACTATGACAAAAAGTTCTGTCATCGTGTCAGATATATTTTATGTCTTAGGTTAAGATAGGTACTTTTGCAGAAAAAAGGTAACATACAACAATGTTGGTAACAGTAGAAGAACTTTCGATGACGAGCCTTTATCCCGAGATAATAAAGGCAATCACACGCGACAACGCTCAGGCAGCGGAACTGCAAATACTTGCCGCCGAAAGCCTCACACGCTCATATATGAGCAAGTATGACTGCGATGCCATATTCGGCACAGCCGACAAGAAGCCGACGTTCAAAGGTGCTTCGCTCGAGCTTATTAAAAAGGTCATCAAGATAATAGCCTCGTACTATCTCGTACGCCTGGCAAATCCCAACGTCGACCTCGAGCTGTTTCGTCTCGACTATCAAGACGCACTCGAATGGCTAAAAGAGCTACAAAAAGGCAACGTCGCCCCAGACCTTCCCTATAAACCGGACGACCCCAACACGCCCAAAGACGAAAGCGGCGACAGCGTCTCCTGGTCGTCGAACATAAAACGTAATAATCACTTTTAACATGGTAACAAGAGGTATTTTATTGGATTTGGATAATTCGGTGGTCTTTGGCGGTGATGGTAGAATTGCATTAGGTGACATCACGGAACAAAACCAAAGGCTGTTGCTCTCTATAAACAAAGGGGAAATCAAACAAGCACCCCTCAAAGGCGTAGGTATAAGCAACTTTCTCGAGGAGGGCAATCCTCAACGCCTTATCGCCGAGATAAGAGGCGAATTCAGACGTGAAGGCTTGACTATCGAAAGACTTCGAATAAAGGATAACAACATAGAAATATCGGCACATTATTAATTACGGAAGGTTATGTTCGTAATGACATCGGATATTAGAATAGAGATGAAAGACGGTAGAACGGCACAGGTAAAGCCCGCTGCCGTGCGATGGAAGAGCGATGCAAAGCAACTGTTCGAGACTTGTGTCATAGAACTGCCGCTATATCCTTATTTAAAGAGCAATACCGAGGCGACCGACATCTTTTCGGGCGAGAAAGAGTGTGCCTTTGCCGTCGGCGGCAGAGTAAACGTAAAAGTAGGTTACGACGGCGATAATAATGAGGTATTCGACGGCTTCGTGGCTGTTATCAATTACGGCGAACGTCTCGAGCTCACCTGTGAGGGCTGGGCGTATTTGCTCAAGGACAAAATCTTTACTAAGTCGTACCGAACAGTTGAATTAAAGAAGCTACTTGCCGACTTAACGGAGGGCACAGGCATAGAGCTGTCTGCTGCAATACCTGGCTTGAAGATAAAGAATGCTACATTCAATAACATCAAGGGCATTGACGTATTGGAGTGGCTAAAAAAGGAGCTACTGTGTTCAGTAGTCTTTCGAGGCAAAAACCTATACGCAGGTGCCTCTCTCTTCGGAGAGCAAATGCCGCACCAAAAACTACGACTTGGCTGGAATGTCGTCAAAGACGACAACTTCAAAAAGCAGCCTACTAAGGCAGACATCCAAATTAATATAGTAGCCAAAGACTCGAAAGGCAAGAGTTGTTGTGCCGTAAAGCCCGATAAAAGATTTAAGTCGATAAAGACGGTAAGGGTAAAGCCGGGTCTTGACACCAACTACCTAAAAGAGGTCGTTGCTCGCCTACAGCACGAGGCAAATACGGAAGGACGGCAAGAGGGTAAGCTGACGTGCTTCCTTATACCCCACTTCATCATAGGTATGGTAGCAGAGGTATCGGACACTCGTTACCCTGAGCGTAACGGCAGCTACTTCGTACAGGCGATAGAGGGCTCATTCACTACGAGTGGGGGTAGGCAAGTATTAACCCTTAAATCTTACGAGCGATAAACACCAGACCAGGCAATACAAATCAAAAAAAAGACCATCTGTCGAGAGGCTTTTTAATTGACATTTAAACACTATCTAAATGTTATTTTATCCGTTGGCATAAAAATTTATGCCAAAATATTTGGTGTTT